TAAAGCAATTCAAAAAGAGAACATTGCCAGCCGTTTCGACTGGAGCACAAAATTTAATGTCTTATCCACAAATGGTAAGATTGACTTTGATGCCTTGGGGAGAAACATTTAGTCCAGGCAGCGAGTGGTCGGGTACAATGCCTATCTACAAATTAGGATTAATTAGTGCGATAAACGTAAATTATTCTCCTAATGGATTATCTTTCTTTAATGATGATATGGCATCCCCGGTATTCGTAGTATTTTCATTTACATTTCAAGAAATTGAAGTTATTACTGGCAAGGATTATGGTAATGATGATGGTCCTACTTTAGCTAAGGATGCTATGAATGGACTTGGTAAAGTTAAAGATTATTTAGTCGATAAGGGTTCAAAATTATTGGGGGGTGAATAAAAATGAAATACTTTTCTAACATTCCTGTTATAAATTATGCTAATAATTTCGCAAGAAATATATTAACTCGCGCAAAAGTACTCGATAAATTTAAAGATCAGGCTTCAGTTTATTATCCATATGTTCTAGAAGAAGCAACTGGATCTGGCTTAAGATATGAAAATTTAGCTTTTGATTACTATGATGATGTAGATGATGTATGGGTATTACATCTAGTTAATCAAGTAGTTGATCCATACTATGATGTTCCATTGACTCAAGAACAGTTTGAAGCATTCATAGTTAAAAAATATGGTTCTTTACGCGCAGCCAATCAAAAAGTGGTATTCTATCGCAATAATTATGATCAAGATGAATCGATATTGACTATATCGGGGTATGATGCACTGGTCGCAGAAAGAAAACGTTATTGGACACCTACAGTTAACTTCGATAATAATATCATCGGTTATGAAAGAATTAAAGATGATACTATAGTAACGACAAATAAGATCTTAACTTTAGATATTACTTTGAATGGTAATGCCGCATTTCAAACAAGTGAAAAAGTAATTCAAGATACTTCAGGTGCTACAGGTTTTGTGACGTTTAGTAATACTACAGTGATGTCTCTTCATCATATAACCGGAACATTTAGTAATACAAGTGCTTATTATATTGTCGGTTCTGATTCAGGAGCCAATGCTTCTGTTTCAATTATCACCACTATAAAAGAAAATATTACTGCAAATGTACAAGTCTATTTTTCTCCAGTGACTGCATTTGATTACGAAAATGAAATAAATGAAAAGAAGAAGACTATTGATTTGATGGACAGTAGATACGTTTCAATGGTTCATAACACCTTTTCAGAATTGATGAATACCTAATGGCAATTGAATCTTTTCTTCCAGGCGATGTTGTCATACATCAGGCGTATGTCGGAACATTGGACAATAATAAATTCATGTTCATCAAAGATCAATTGTTGAGAATAGACATTTATGAATCTATTCTATCACCTGTGATGTTTGGTAATCTTACTTTAAATGATAATATCAATATTCGAGACAAACTTCCTATAATGGGAAATGAATGTAAACTTGTATTTGAGATTTCTGTTCCTGGTCCAACTAGTAAACCTAGAAGATTTGAATTTTTGATAACTGAAATTCTGAATGTTACGATGGGGCATGATGCTGCTTCATCTCAGTATGATCTTCAGTTCTATTCTATAGAAGTAAAGAACAATGCTAATCAACTTCGTAGAACGCCATTGGTAGGCATGCCTATCGATAATTCTATACAAATGCTTTTACAAGATGTTCTTAAGTCTACAAAGCCATTTTCATTCGACGATGAAGGAACAAAGGGACTACAAGACCTAAATTTCGTTGGAATAAAACCGTTTCAGGCTATCGATATGCTTAAAAACCAAGCTGTATCAAAAAGATATAGATCGTCTGTACATGTTTTTTATGAAGGAAGAACGAATGATAGAAATGGATTTTATTTTAAGCCAGTAGAAGCGTTGATTAATAGTAAAAGCAACTTATTAAGAGATGGTATGTTTTTTTGGGATTCTGATAGCGCAACGAGCGTTAAAAATATGACATATAGAAACATCTTAGCATATAATCATATAGTTCAAGAATCTCAGATTCAATTAATCGGCAACGGAGCATTAAATAATCAAGTAAGATCTACTGACATTAAAACTCGTAGGAGAACAGTAGTTAATTTTAATTCAGCTACTGATAATGACAGTTTTGGAAAAAGTAAAGGCGCTAAACCTCTATATACAGCTAGCCTTGAATCTTCTAATAACAAATCTCCTACTCAAATATATAATATCATGAAATCTTCTGCAATGTCTGATACATTTCTAGAACAAAAGATAGGATATGCTAAAGCATTTATAACGTTATTGACTCAAAACATTTTACGTATAATGGTATATGGAGACACCTATCTTTCTTGTGGATTTAAAGTAAGAGCAGAAGTTCCTAGTCCTACTGGTTTGACTAAAGATGGAGGAAAACAAAAAGGAGAAAATTCTGAATTTGTGTCAGGCGAATATTTAATTTCTCATGCAAGACATACTATATCGAAAACCGATATAGACTTTAGATATTTTACATCACTAGAACTTATAAACGCATCTTATGGTAAGAGCGGAGGATTTGATACATGAAACGCTTTGGTGGTGAAGGTACATTTTATTGGTTTTATGCTGAAGTGGTTAATATCAATGATCCTGATATGTTAGGTCAATGCCAAATACGTATTGATGGATTTCATGATGAATTCTCTGATGAAGAATTACCTTGGGCTATGCCTTTATTGCCTATAACGAGTGCTAGTTATCAAACTCCTGAATTTGGTGAAGTAGGTACATCTCCTACTGGTATCTTAGTAGGAAGTTTTGCATATGGGTTTTTTGCTGATGGTTCAGCTTCAAAGATTCCAATAATTTTTGGCACTCAACCTGCAATAAAAGAAGGTGATATTAAGAATCACGACGTGCCACAGTTAGCGCGAGAAGTGAATACGTTTGCTTCTAGACCTAGAGTAGAAGGTGAACCAGAATCTTCTTATGGCGCTAAATATCCATACAATAAAGTTACTAGAACTCAAAGTGGTCATACAATAGAAATAGATGATACACCAAATGCAGAAAGAATTCATGTACATCATAAATCTGGAACTTATATTGAAATAAGCGCAGATGGTAGAATGGTTACAAAGGTTGCTACTGACAATTATCATATTGTAATGAATGATGAAAATGTCAAAATTATGGGAAAGGCAACCATTATTATAGAAGGCGATGCTAATATTACTGTTCTTCAAAATGCAAATATAGAAGTTCTTGAAGATGCTGATTTGCATGTTGGCGGTACATTAAATATTGGTTCTGCTGAAGATTTAAATCTTTCATCTGGCAAAAGCATTAATATTACTTCGGGTAAAGATATTAACTTTGACTATCCCGGTAACTTTAATAATAACTAAGGATTGATATATGCCATTTAATGCAGAAAGTATTGTTAAAGCGCGGGTTATGAGCAAGGCGAGCAACTTTGTGAATGGGTCTGTTGGTAATGTAACTGGTGCAGTTTCTGGTGCTGTAGGTGCTGCTACTGGTGCAGTTTCTGGTGCTGTAGGTGCTGCTACTGGTGCTGCTACTGGTGCTGTAGGTGCTGCTATTGGTGCGGCTGGCAGTGCTTTAGATAAATTAAAAAATGTTAGTAATGTAAAAGAATTGGTTGGTGCAAAAATAGGAATGCTAAAGGAAATGGCTAGTGGGTCTAAACCCCAAATTTTGAATGGATTAAAATCGGGAGCAGACAGTTTTGTCAAATCAATTGATCCCGGATCTATAATACCGGCGCAAATTAATTCAAAGGTAACTAGTTTGGAATCTTCTGTTTCAACTTTAAATTCTCAAGTAGCATCATTGTTACCTCCAGTATAAATATAAGATTCGAATAAGGATTTAAAGATGGCATCACCTTCATTAGCAGATAGGTTTTCAGCACAGAAATCTAAGGATCAGTTTTTATATTCTGATTTTTTGACAAATTTTAATGCTCATCCAGATTCTAAGCAGTTAATGACCATTAAGAATGAAGCTGCAGTCACACGTTCTATTCGTAACCTATTGTCTACGAATAAATATGAAAGATTATTTCAACCAACTATCGGTTCTAATTTAAATCACTTTTTGTTTGAAGACATCTCTGCATTTACATCTACTGCTATTAAGTCTGCGATAATTCAAACGATAGAAAATTATGAACCAAGAGCAAAAATAATAGATGTTATAGTTAGTCCTTATCCAGACGATAATGGATATGTAGTGACGTTACTTTTTTATATCACTACGATAGCTAATCCAATAACAGTAAACATACCTCTAATTAGAGTAAGATAATGGCTGCAAACACAAGCATAAATTTAGTAAACTTAGATTTTACTTCTCTCAAAGAAAGTCTTAAGACTTATCTTAAGACTCAAAATACCTTCAAAGACTATGATTTTGAAGGAAGTAATATAAACGTATTGCTTGATGTCCTTTCATATAACACATATATGAACACGTTTTATTTGAATATGATCGGCAATGAAATGTTTTTGGATAGTGCGCAGTTAAGAGAAAGCGTTATCTCTCGAGCAAAAGAACTTAATTACACTCCGAGATCTTTTAAGTCAGCCCGTGCAACTGTTACTCTAACTATTCAAACTGATGGTAGTGTAGCTTCTGTTACTATGCCAAAAGGTACTACATTTAACGCACGTATTGGTTCTAATACGTTTACCTTTTCAACTGATGAAAATAAAGTAATCTCGGGTGCCAATAGTACATTCATATCTGATGAAATTGTAATCTATGAAGGTCAATATGTTAATGATACTTTTACTGTAAATAATTCGGATACATCACAGCGATTCATACTTTCTAATCCAACTATTGATACTGCTTCTTTGACGGTAACAGTGATTGAAGATAATGGTGCAGAAATCTTATCGTATCTAAAAGCAACTTCTTTGTTTGATAAGCAATCTAATTCTCAGATATTCTTTGTTCAAGGCGCCGAAAATGATAAGTATGAAATTCTTTTTGGTGACGGAGTACTTGGAAGAAAGCCAAAAGATAACTCAATAGCAGTGTGTGAATATCGCATCTGTAAAGGCGAACTTCCAAACGGAGCATTTAAATTTACGTCTGATGGCGCTATTCAAACATTTTCAAATGTAGCAGTAACCACTGTATCCGCGGCCGCGCAAGGTGCTATTCATGAGTCAATTGAGTCAGTTAAGTTTAATGCTCCAAGATATTTTACTACACAAGAAAGAGCAATAACTGCTGAAGACTATAGAAATCTTCTTCTTTTAAATTTCCCTGAAATCAATGCTGTATCGGTATATGGAGGCGAAGAAGCTATTCCTCCAGTATTTGGAAAAGTCTTTATTGCAATAGATCTCAAGAATGTAGACGGCGTTCCCAATATACGAAAGCAGCAATATTACAATTTTATTAAACCAAGATCTTCGCTGTCTATTGATCCTGTGTTTATCGATCCAGATTTCATGTACGTAGATATGGTTTCTACTGTTAGATATAATTTGAACACTACTGCGTTAAATAGCGAATCTCTTAAACAATTAATTTTAACTGCTATACAAGATTATAATGGAGCATTTCTTGATGATTTTAACACTACTTTACGCTATAGCAATCTTATTAAAACTATAGACTCGGTCGATAGAAGTATATTAAGTAATGATACAATAATCAGACCTATACGAGTAGTGCTCCCAGAAACAGGAATAGAAAAAAATTATGACATAGATTTTGCGCAAGAACTTGAA